GTCCATGATCATTGAAGTTTCGGTAATATGCGCTTTGACATTCCATGTACTGTTCAATATCAGAAAACAACCGCTTCCCTTCCATAAACTCCCGGTGAAATAGCTTCAGCTTGCGCCTTGCCCGTTTCACACCGTCCCGGCTTCCATTTACCTTGATCTTTCCCGTTTCCGTCAGCGTGAACCGTGCCTTGCAGAACCGGAAGGGTTTTGTCAGGGGAATGATTTTGCATTTGCGTTTGTTCACCCGTATTCCAGCGGCTTCAAACCTCCGAACAATTTCATGCCCAAGTTTCTTCAGGGCTTCCACATCTGGAAGGATTAAATAATAATCGTCCATGTAGTGGCCGAAACAGTGAACCCCGGCTTGGCATTTGATCCAATTATCTATTGCGCTGGGCATTGCCACCATTTCCTGTTGGGATGGTTCCACGCCCAAGGGCAAGCCCCGGCCCGGTATGGGGCAAGGGGATGTTTGGATCACCATATCAGCCAAAGCCCGAAGGTCAGGGTTTGAAATGAATTCTTGGTGCCGCTGATACAGAAGCGCATGGGGCGCATTTGGGAAGAACCCCTTCAAATCCAACAGCAACACAGCACCTTCCCGGCCATAGCGTCGGAAGTGCCAATGAAGCTGTTCTTTCAATCGTCTGAAATGCCAGTGAAGTCCCTTGTTCCTTTGGCTTGCCCCGTTGTCATAGATCATGCAGGGGTTATACAACGGAACCAGAACTTCATTACAAAGAACCTTGTGGATTTGCCGATCAGTGATATGTGGGGCATCTATGGGGCGAACCTTCCCACGCTCCCTTAAAGTGAAATGGGTACACTTCATAGGCTTCCAAGCCTGATCCAAAACATTCTTCCGGCGCTTGGCTGTCCCGGAAAACAGGTGGGCTTCAAAGTTTTGAACACTTTGCTTCCACCGTACCCCATTACAGCATTTGCGCCCATAAAAGAACATTTTTCGATAGCTGAAAACCTTGTTGATTGGCCCAAGTGCATCACACCGGGCCTGTTTTCTTTCTTGCCGTTTGGCTTTGCGGCGCTGGTATCTTGCTTCATGCCGTTCTTGGCTTGTCATAATAAAAAAGTATTCGCCTTTCGTACAGATATTTTGTAGGGTGCCATCTAATCTGCTTTGCCCCGACACATGAAATGGGTTAGACACATACCCCACCATGCAAGAAGCGTCCGTGTAAGGGCATCAAAGGGCAGTTTTAGGGATTGAAACCCAAGGAAGTACAACTCCTTTTACATCGGTCGTCTTTCACCTGAAATCCAAAAGCCGGTTTTCTGCTACTCCATTTGACCGTGTATATTTGCAAAATCCGGGCCGCAACCCACCAGAATTGTTAGCGTTATTGTTGTTGTAGTTGCCATCAGTCCAAACAATCATGAAATTGTTATTGTTGTTGTAATTAGGAGAACGAAGGCCCCACCAAACCGCCGTGGACACGGCGGAATGTTTATAGGCAACCTTGCTGTTACCAGCCTTATAGTAATCATACTGAAGCTGACTATTCTGTTCATATTGATTGGCCCAATTTCTTGTGCCGAACACCTCAAACTCTGCCAAATCAAACAGATAGTCAGTGGTAGCGGTAACCGCCCCGGAAGTATTAGAAGCATTACCGGTGTTATCGGTGTACTTGGTTACAGGTTGCATCACAGCCCGCAAATCAGCCGGAAGCGCCGCAATAAGGCTGTTGGAAACCGGGCTGGTAGGTGTTCCGCTGTTGCCGTACAAAGTAGTACGCTTATAGCAGGATTTCCAACCACCACTATTGCTGTTGTTCGGGTTCCAGTTAAAATATCCGTTACCGCTCTGACCGCTGTTATATTGAGCATCACAAAGGGCAACCGGGGTGTTTCCACTTTTGCCAATCTGAAAGTGAATTCGGTTGTTTCCTTCTTTGGAAGCGTTATGATTGAAGCCCAAGATGAAAACATTGATGGAAAGATTGCTGAAGGTGGTGTTTCCAACCTTGCCATTGATGGTGATGGGCTTCATATCACCAACCGCCCAATAGCTGGAACCCTTACCGGAATCACTGACTTGTTTAATGGTGGCCCAATCGTTATCATTCAGGGTATTCGTGGGAAGCGTGACATTAACGGAACAGGTTTTATCAGCCGGGGCAGTATAGTTGGTATCTGCGGCCACGCTGACGGTAATTGTGGCGTTTCCTTTTGCCTTGCCGGTAACAGTAACCACATTCCCGGAAACGCTCACAGAAGCCACGCCAGGGGCATTAGAAACGGCGCTGATTGTACCGTTCCCGGCCCGTGTAACTGTGATGGTGTCGGTCTGCTTGCCAACATTCAGATCAATGGAAGATTTGTTCAAAGAAAGGCTTCCAGCGGCCTTTCCAATCGTCCAAGCAACAGTTTTGGCGTTGGTGGTTCCATCGTTCCATTTGTAGTTTGAGCCGGGGGTGAAGGTGGCGTTGTAGCTTCCGGCATTGGTGCCGCTGGTAGTTCCCCCAAGGGTCATTTTCCCGGAATCATAGTTGG